CGGAACAGGGTCACCGTCACAACAAGCGCAGAAGCGAGCAGGTGTATACTACCTTGGGGAAAGTTGGATCAATTGCGCCCTTTGGGTCGCAGAGTGCATTTAATCGTGCATATCGGTGGCAGTATCGCCTTGCATTACCGGGAACTGTCGACTTTCGACCACCTTTCTTTGCTAAAGGAAGAGGGAAAGAAGGTTTGATACTCCCAGAGCGAAAGGATATCGTGAATGGTTTCAATCCGGATTATACTGATACTGACCCTACGGGTTTTATACAAAGGATTGAGATGGAGGAACGTGATAGCATAGGGGTTATGTCCACTTACCTCCCCTACGAAGAAGACGGCCCGAAAAAGGTCGCTGCGGTATATAGTGATAAATCAGTGTCACCCGCATTTCAGCCTCAAGCATGGAAAAGAACTATGGAATGGCTCGACTCCATGTTTGCCGGGCAGATGTACGATATCTTATCAGTGGAAGAGGCTATATCAGGACTCAGCGCTGGTGCTGATGAGCCGGACAGTGACGCAGGAATGGATACCACTACTAACTCAGGGCACCCGTTCTATATTAGACCGTGGCGACCATACTCTGGTATGGACCCTAAGAAACAAGCAGAGTCGACCATTGCTTATAAGTGGTATGTCAACCGAGTTAACCAATTAGTTAAAGAGCTAAACGTCGACGACGACACTCTCCCTACATGGATAGCAATTATGGGCCAAAGGCTGGTTCAGAAAGCAGAAGGTAAGGAAGAAAAGAGAAAGCGTATCATTATGGCATTCCCTAAAGAAGAAGCAATTCTTTGGAAGCTACTTACTCCAGTAGCGATGGAATCCATTCGCGAATGGAAACTATCAGGCCAAGTGAAGATTATGTGCGGGTGGTTTGACCTGCCAACTATCGACATTGAGATGCAACGAATGTTGATTCACGCTGAATCCAAAGGTCGTACAGTTTTATCTGGTGATGTCTCTAACTACGATGCGAGTTTGCCGCCTCAAATCCTAATGGATGTGGGTGCTGTTCTCGCGAGACATGTATCAGGTAAGTCTCGCCTCTACGAGAAATTAGTTAGAGCAATGCTCTACAATACTTACTTAATCACGCCAAATAAGTTGTGGGAACCACAACCGTCATCATTAAAATCAGGCTCCGGAGTAACGAACCTTATTGGTTCTCTAACAAACATCGCAATCCAGTACTATGGTGTGGAGGCTGGAATTTATAAGTTAGATAATTTAGCCGTGCTTGGTGATGACTTCGTGCTTGATGGAGAAGGTGTTTCTCCTGAGGCTACTGAAGAGGTTTTCTCCCATCTACAGATGGAATCACACCCTGATAAACAGTTCTATGAACCTAAGGCACTTCATTATCTCAAAAGACTCCACATTCTAGGGTTGCCAGGAGGTATTGCTAGTGTCTTCCGTACGCTGGGGTCTGCTCTGAGTTTCGAGCAGCTGCAGTTTAAACCAGCGGAATGGAACCCTTTCGCTTACGTAGTGCGTGCGCTTAGTCAGCTCCAAAATGCCGTTTTCAATCCTGCTTTTGAAGACCTAGTGCATTACCTGAAATCAGGTGATAAATATGGTCTTGGCGCGGAATATACACCGGATGAACTTGTTAAGAAGGCTGGGAAACCTGGCGAACAAATGCTGAAGGCTGATGAGACTGCGACATGGAAGCATCATT